TCACGCGATTCGGGTAAGAGCCTGTCACTGTCAACGTCGAGCCGAACGAGTCGAGATCCCTGAGCGCTGCCTGAATGACCTCGGCGCCATCGATGTAGGAAAGTGTAGCCACCTCTCCAGGTCCGCCAATGTCGAACGTGCCGCCAGTAGCGTCGATAACAAGCGTGCCAGTCTCCGAATCGGGCACAACCTCAGCCATCGACATTGTAGCCTGCGACACGAACGTGGACGTAGGAGTCGTGCTGTCGCTAACCCACGTCATCTTGCGCACAAGGTCGGCTCCGCGACGATTCACAACGTACAGTTCTGTCTTCGAGTTGAGAGACACAAACGACGAAGTGAAATAGTCGATCGTCGGAGACGTGTAGGAACCTGTCTCTACGCCACCGTAGAAGACATTGATGATGAACGGGTTGCCGCCGCGGCCAACGACGAGGCTGGCGCTGTCAGCAGACCTGCCAATCAGGATCTCTGTCGATGTGTCGTTGGGCCACCACGAACCGATCGTCGTCAACTGGATAGGGGAACCACTACCCGCCGAATCGGAATAGCCCTTACGCGACGCAACGTCGCCGCGCTCGTCGACCACGACGTTCACCGCGGAGAGAAGCTCCTCCTGCACCAAAGCTGTTTCATCAACGCTGGTGTTGAATCCGCCAGGCCAGCCTTCAAGCTCGAACAGTACCTGCTCGGACATGTCAGACTCCATCTATCCAAGGCGTGTTCGCATACGCAGACGCGTATGCGCGGTCAGGACGCTCACCCCACACCATCGGCGTATCAGACACCTGATTCATGTAGAACGCAGCCATATCGCCAACGCCAGTGTGGAACCGTTCCATCGCATCTGCTGCGAGGGCACGGTCCTCTTCACGTTCCCACAGCTTCGCGATCGCATACTCCGACAGGAAGTCGTGGTACTGTGCGTTCCACTGAGGAGACTCGGCGCCCGACGCCAGCAGCGTCGGCTGCACACGGATCTTGACGATGTACGCGATGATCGATTGCGGGATCTCAGTGAAGACCACCTTCTCTTCCCACAGGTAGAACGACCGCGCATCCCTGGTCGGCGGATCGTCACCATACCGATCCCACGCATCCATCCTGCCAATCTCTCGCAGACGGATACGTTCGTCAGGCTCAATGATGGCGTCGATGAAGACGGCGCCAGTAGGAAACGCGTAGGCTTGTGTGCCGACAACAGTGGTGATGACTGCGTCGTCGTGGAGGAACGGCCAAGCAAACCGTCCACCCGTAATCTTGATCGCCCTGTTCAGATGGTCAAGGATGATGGCGTCAGAAACGTCGCCCGTATCGAGCAACGTCTGATTGCGAACCATTGTCGTCAGTTCAGTTCCCGTCGACATTGTGGCTCCTTAGATGACCGATGCAGTAGATCGTGCCCTGCGCCTTCGGCGCGCGGCACGCGATACCCGCCTTTGTAATTCCCTGACAGTGAGGCGGGTTGTACGGGATGCCGCCCTGCATCGACTCGGCCCCTCGCACGTTCCCGTCGCTACCGATGACCCTTGATCCGCCAACTTCTCGGAAACCCAAAGCAACTCCTTCTCGTTGGGGTCGGGGAGAGGCTTTCGCCCCTCCCCTGAGACTCTCATCCCTATCACCCCAATGGTTTACGCGTGGATGTCGTACAGGACACCCTGGCGCGATGCGTTGGAAACGGTGAGGTTTCCATAGCACACCAGATGCTTGTAGAAAGCATCCTGGTTGGTCGGCTGGAGCAGTTCCGAAGGACTGAACCACTTGCCCGCGAGCTTAGAAAGCTCGAGGTACTTCGTGTTCAGGAAGAACATCGGGGACTCCTGATAGATGGTCGTCGCACCTGCGTCGCCACCTTCAACATCGTCATCGAAGACGATAGGAACGCCCTTGTACTTCAGGTTCTGGAACCCAGCATCACCAAGCTCAGCATCCTCGAACCGCACCAGACCCGTCAGAAGCGCTTCGTACGCCTCGAAACCAGTCTGAGTCGTCACGGCATAATCAGGATGATCATTGCCCTCGGACGACGTGTTGTAGATGCTTGACATGTCGGCCAGCGAAAGAGTGTTGCCAGCAGAAGCCGCCTTCACCTTTGCCTGCCACCACGTATTCGTTGTACGATCAAGACCGCCAAGGTCCCCGACACTCGGGTCGGCTGCGGAGATGATGCCACCAAGGCCCATCAGATCCTTGCCGCCGTTGCCAGCACCGTCAGCCCACAGCATCTGGTTCAGACCATCAGCCATGGAGAGTTCAACCTGCTGCATACGCGAACGCATGAGATCAAGAAGAGCTTCCTTGCCGCTGTTCTTCGCAAGCTCAATGCCTGTGAAGTGAACAAGACCGTAGTACTGCTTCCACTGGAACTCGGCAGCAGAAATACCTGCGTTGGCCCCAGTAGCGAATACGTCATCATCCTCATACGAACCCACGTTCGAGGAGGCTGCGTAGATCAGGGGCTTCACGATGTGAGAACCACCCGCTACGTCTCGGACTGCACCAGCAGACTTCAGGATCCACAGAAGCACCTTCGCGCCGAAGACGTTGTCTTCCAGCTTGGGGGTGTAGTTCTTGAGTGTGGTTGCCAGAAGGCCGTCAGTGCCGAATGTGGCATTTCCTGCCATAGTTTCGGTTACCTTTCAGTTGCCGCCGAGCTAGGCCGTCAGGCCAAGCTCAGCTATTGCGCGCTGGTAGGCGTCATCGATGTCTGCGACTGGAGTCGGCGTACCATCGTCATTGACAACGGCTCCGCTCTTCGTCGGACGCGATGGCGCCTTGCGCTTTGCTACGTCAGCCTTGGTGCGAGCAAGCTGCTTCCGATACATCTCTGCATCGAACACCTGAACCAGATCGGCTGTGCCCGAAGACACGGCCAGATCGATCAGGCGCTGCCGCACACCCTCAGACAGAGTCACGCCGCGTTCCTGCTCGAGAGCAGTGAACGCAGTATCGACGTTCCGCTTCGACGCAGATGCTTCCATCTCCGTGAACCGCGGATCGCTCGTGAACCTCTCCTCAACGAGCCGATCAACCTCAGCCTGCGCATCCTCAGGGGACACGAACTTGGCTACGTCCATCGGCTTCGCTGGCTGCGCGCCCTCTTCGACAAGGCCCGCCTTCACCGCGAGGGTGTAGGCGAACGCCATCGGGTCTTCCTCGAAGACGCGATGGAACTCCACCGCTTCCTCTTGGCTCTTTCGGGCGTCAGCCACAGCTTGCGTCTTCTTCGTGTAGTCGCCCTGACGGAGAAAACCGTCCACAAGCTCCTGCACTGTCTTCGCTTCAAGGCCATCACCAACATCAACTTCGATCTCCGTAGACCAGAAATCGTCAGAAGCCAGGAACTCTGTCACAGGCTCAGCCGCAGGCGTCTCCGCCTCGGCCTCATCTGTTCCGCCAATCTCATCGACTAGCGCTTGGAGTTCCGTATCAACGTCGGTATCGGTCGTATCAGCAACATCAGGGTGTTCGTCCTGCAACGCAGGGGCCTGTTCGACTGGCGTCTCAGCTTCTGCCTCGGTGACTGGCATAGTCTCCTCGGCGGCTACAGGGGTTGCCTCCCCCGTATCAGCATCAGCGGCAGCGAATGCCTCTTCAATGCTTGCGAATCCTATTGTCAACTTCGCGATCCTCTCGTCACACCCCTCGATGTTTCGAGAGGCTTCTCACATACTAAGCACCTGTATGTCAGGTGCCAACAGAAAAGCCCCCAGCTACGGGGGCCAATCTGGCTTGTCGGGCATCGATCTACATGGCGGCTTCCAAAGCCCCCGTGTTCTCGTCAGTCAACGGATCCATAGGCGGAGCCGCCGCATCCAGGTTCGGTATCCCCTCCTGTGGCTGCTCGCCGCCAGGCGGAGCAGCGCCAGCATTCATCATCGCAGCCAACTCGGGTGGCATATCAGCAGGCCCAGGCATCTGTCCCTCTTCGGGCACAGCGGGCACCGCAGGCTGCTGCCGCATCTGCTGCTGCTCAGACTGGAACATGCCGTCGATGTCAGAGATCTGAGAAGCCTCAAACCACAGTTCGTAGACCTTGCGCAGATTGATGTGAACACCAGCCTGCGTCAGAATCTCGAAGTTCTGCGTCAACGAGTTCGCCAGTTCACGGAACTTCTGCTCCTTGAACGCAGGCGAACGCATCTCAGTCGAACCAGTCTCCACATCGATCTCGTACTCGCCCAGGAAGATGTCCTCCGTAGGCGTCACCACAACGTCAGAGCCAGCACCCTCGGCCAGCATCTGCTGAGACGCAGCCATGTCGCCGCCCTCGAGCAGCGAGTCAGCCTCCATGCCAGCAGCCTCCCTCGAGATCTGCTCGGCCTCCCCACCCGTCAGGAACATCGCCATCTCGTCGATGTCCGTCGTCGGATAGATAGCCTTCGCCGTCTCAACGATCAACGTGCCGATCTTGCGAACGGCCCGCTCAACGTCAGCCAACTTGGCCCGCGTCTTCACATTCGACGCACCCTCAATGATCGTCGCTTCCGTGGCAGTCCTACGAATCTCAGGTGAAGCTCCCCTCAGGTACTCGTTCACCCCCGAGATTTCGTAGATGTCACGGAGCGCCTGGTCAGCCGAAGCATACGCTTCGGGTGGCAGAGGCATCATCTGTGCAGGCTTCACCAGAGAGTCCAGCGGCTGATCCCCAATGACGGGAACCATCTGGTTCACAATCGGAGACGACAAAGCCTCCTGGCCCTCAGGCGTAATCGCATCCTTCTTGATCAGATACTTCGCCACATTCCTGCGACGATGCGTGATCAACTGTGAACGGCTCTTGTTGAGTTCCTGCTGCATCGGCCAGATCTGCTCGAGTTCACCCATGTGATACGGGGAACGCGGAATCCGATAGTTCGGCAACTGGACGATCGGGGCCATGTCGATGCCCTCGACCACACGCAGCGGCAGATCTCCGTCTGCCGCGAACGTCCACATCTCGTCGTGGATCAGATCGTAGAACTCGTACAGCACGACCCAATCCTGGCCCGTATCGCCGTGCCAAGCTGTACGATCCGTACGGATCGCATCGTCGTTCAGTTCGAGAGTCGCAGCGCCAAGATCGTCGACATCAACGTCGTCGTACTTGGCGTCCTGCTCAACCTCATCCTTCGTCGTGTAGATGCGATGACACATCCACCTGGCATTGTGCAAACCATCAGCCATCGGATCGATGAACAGATCCCAAGGATCCAGACGATCGACGAAGATGTCTGCACGGACGGACGAATCGACCGACCCGCCAGACTTCATCTCCTCGTCCAACGTGTACGACACCTTGACGTAGCCGTCGCCGTAGATCAGGTAGTCCTCAGCGGAGGCTTCCAGAGCTTCCTGAGCACCCGTCGACTGCTTCCGCCACAGGCGATTCAACCATGCCTGCTGGAGCCGTGCGTTCTGTACCGTCGCATCCTTCGAGTACGGTGACACAAGGAACCTGGGTTCCTCCGATGTCACATACGGGATGATCGTGTTGACCGTCGAGAAGGAGATGTTGATCGTAATCAGATCCGCAGTCGGATCCTCAAACGCTTCATTGCCCCAATGGCTCCCCTCGTACTGGGCCTCCGACTGGCGCCACATGTTCTCACGCGTAGCACGATAGTCGATGCCGTACTGGAGCAGTGCACGAAGCTCCACCAGGCGCTCCCGATGGGCCTGTGCAGGCGCCCTCTCGATGCCTACAGTCTCTGCCATGTTAGATCGCTACAGCAGGATAACCACCAGCGACTTCGACGTTCGCACCAGCATTCGAGTCGCCAGCGTCGTCTTCAGCAGCGATGAGCGCAGTAGCCGCATCAGTGATCGCGGCCACCGTAGTGCCCACAACCTTGAACACGACCTGATTCGAGAACACGAGAACCTCAGGCGAACGAATCGACTGAGTATCAACGAGCACAACGGTAGACGCCCCACCCGTCAGGTCGATGTCTTCCACGACGAGCGTCGGATCAGTCAGCGCACCAGTGTACGTGAACGGTCCACCATCAGAGCCAGTCACTGTCAGCGTAGCACTGAACTGCGAATTGGCGCGAAGGGCCACCTGAATAGAAGCAGCAGTAGCAGCCTCAGCAGTGATCTCGAACTCATCGGCCACACCGATGTTGAACGTGCCGCCAGAAGCATCAACCGTGATCGTCGCGATCTGAATCGCGTCAGGGAACAGAGCCGACGTATCCGTCTCTTCCCGAATGCCAGCAACCGTGCAAGCAGTGACGTTGGCCTCTGCCTCAAAGAGAGTGCAGACCGCCTGCGCATTCATTGCGGGGGCGATAAGCCTGTAGTATCCAATAGCCATGGTGTTCTCCTACTTGATCGGGTTCGACAGGTTCGCCCGAGGCGAAGGAGTCGGTGATGGACGTGTTACCTGCGTGGTCGTAGCCGTAATCTCATCCTTGGCACCAGAAGGCCCCTTGGAACCTACTGGAGTCTGCGGCGGGCCTGCGCCGTCAGCAGGATACCTGCCTCGAGAGCCAGTGGTCTTGCCACCTGGCCCAGCATTGGCGGGGATCAAGTCTCCGCCACGCGCAGAAGTGGACTGCGAACCCTTTGGGAAATCTGGAACATGCTCCATGTGTGAAAGCCTCCTACCTACTAGCACCTGGATGTCAGGTGCCAAGCTGCAACATCGGGAACGACTTGTGCGACTTCGCACTCGTCGCCTCCTTCTGACCGATCCCGCCAGCCATCGCCAACCCATCCGAAGGATCAGGATCCGACAGCCCAAGAACCTGTCCGATGGTGACGTGCTGCGGCAACGGATCAAACCAGGCAATCGGGAACTTCCCAACGTCCTTCTCCATCTGATACGCGATCATCTCCGCAATCACAAGGTCGTCATGGTTCGGATACGACGCACCGTATCCGCCCTTCCCATCAGACAGGAACGTCTGTGCCTCATGGAACAGACGGTCATCATGCAGGAAGGTTTCGCCATGGATGATGGCCCTGTTGAAATCGTTCACCATCAGAGGCTTCGTAGCCCTGTTCGTATGCCACCCATACCGCGGCGTCCTGTCCCCCGCCTTGATCTGCGCTATCGACTCCATCCGATAGAGTCGCGGATATCCTCGCTCCTGTAGCTGCGCGAGGGGGAGCAGCCCATGGTTGTTACGCTCGACACCCACGAGGGCGGTGAAGTACCAGTAACCCAACATTTCGACGTAGTCAGCCAAGTCATGCACGGGGACATGTGCCAACATTGTCGCGACGGTTTCGCCATTGTTCGCATTCTTGACACTGATCGCAGAGTAGTCGCCATGCGCCAACCCTTCTGAAACGTCGACACCGACCACATAGTTCGGTGATTGCACAACCCGACCCATCTCGTCACGCTCAACCCAAGGCTCATCCCACACCCGCAACTCGAAGTCAGGATCACCCTCCGTAACCTCAGCCAACTCGGCTAGACTGTCCATGTCCGTGTCCATCGGCGCATCCATCCACAAGCCGCGCATCACCTGCAAATCGTACCTGTGCTCAGGGATCCGCCAATCCATCTCGTCACGAAGGATGTCCATCGGCAAAGCAGTGTTCCCCGACTTCGAGAACGCCTCCTCAGGCGTGCTCGGGTACTCCTGGTAGAAGAGATGCTCCCGCCCCCTGTAGCGGCGGAGCGTCATGTCATACCACTCCTGATCCCTACCAGGACGGGCATCCCACGGATGGAACGTCCCCTCCCACTCAGAATCGCCTAGCTGCGAATCCAGCCAAGTCTCGTGGAAGAAGTTTCCCATCCCGTTCGCAGTTGACCACACAAACAAGGGTCCGTAAGTGAGTGGCTCGACGGCAGCAAACACGTCATCGGGGTCTGCCATGAAAGCATTCTCATCAAGCATCGTACCGAACGCTGCACGACCACGACCAGAAGACGAGGTGGACGGAAGCGAAGTGATGCTGGAACCGTTCTCGAACTCGATCTCCTCAGTAGTCTCACGAATCACCTCAGGCCCCATATCGCGCAGCCACTTCGGCAGCATCTGCATCGGCGGCTTCAACATGACACTGACCGTCTTGTTCGCATCATCCTGGCCCTGCGCCAGCAGGAGCCACGGATGCGCATCGTAGAAGAACGCAGACCAGAACGTGGCACCAGCACCAAGAGTCGTCCAGCCTAGCTGGCGGGCCTTCAGGCGAATCTGCCTGAGGCGCCGCCTCTCAGCGGGCGTAGGCTTCCACGAAGGATTCGCAAGACGCTTATCAGCATACTCACACAACTCCTGAAACTTCCTGGCATCCTCAACCTGATAGTCGTACATGTTGAACTTGCCGTAACCCACCGACACCGTCTTGATCTTCCAATAGGTTTCCAGAAAGTAGACGAGATCAGACTTGCACCGCTTGTACTCGAGCGCCCTGCGGGCCTCAGTAATCGTCGCCACTTCAGTCCAACTGGTTCCCGTATGTACCCTCAAACAGAAACGCCTGAGCCACCAAACCGTCAAAGTTGCCATGCAACCGAGCGATCAGCTTGTCACCAGCCAACAGGCGAACAGGCGCGCCATGCTTCGTAAACGTCCAACGAGCCGACAGGTAATTGTCGCCCGTACCAATCGTCCACACGTCAGCATCGTAACAACGCGAACGCCACGCAGCGTTCGTGTTGATCGGAATACCACCCGTCAAATCCTCAACCTCAACACCATCCTGCTCCACAATCAGAGACACACCCTCACCGTCAGCAATCGTAATCGCATTCCCATACTTCTCCGCATCAAACACCCCAGCGTCACGATACGAGACGATCATGCGCGCAACCAACAGGATCTCCCCAGCCTGAGCCTCCACATAGAAATCGTCAGCCGTACTGTAGTCGCCGTTCGCCAAATGCTCACCAGCACCAACCGTGCCCGTACCATCCTGCGTCGCAAACCTCGACCAGACCCTCTTCACCCCACCAACCACCGACTGGACACCATCCGAATCCGTATGAATCCCACTCACGCCAACACCGACCTTTCAAGATCATCAATCACAGCACGCAACTCGTCAAACGACATGTCCTGCAAATCAGAAGGCGAAATGTCCGACACCGCCTTATCCGTCCACTCCAGAAACACCCGAGCAGCAGAAACGCGAGCAGACGCGTTCTGCTCAGAATCCTGCGAAATCTCAAACAGGCTGGTGACCACATCACCAGCACGCTCCACCTTATTCAGAGCACGACCACGCTTCGACATCTCCGACTGAACCCACGGATCACGACCATAATTGCGCAACGACTGCGTCGTAACCCCCAACGACTCCGCAAACGCAACCTTCGTCCGCAACGACCGCTCACTCGACGGAGTGAGCAGCCACTCAACATACGCCTCCATATTCGCCATCCGATCATCAGACTGGCGACCACCCCTACGAATACTCACAACAGCCATACACAAAGCCTCCTAACAACAAGCACCGAAATGTCAGGCATCGACTTGACAACGAACCCGAAACAACCCCACACAACACACAAACAGGGCACACACCCAACCAAGAAGAAAGAAAGCGCACCAAATCGCTTGACAAACCCTCGCGCGTCTGCTACGCGCGTTTAAC